ATCTCCTGATGCTGCAGCGTTCCATGCAAAAAAGTTAGATGCATCAGTAACTGTTGCACCTGATGAGTGTGATGCAGCTGTTGTACCACTAGCGCCTCTTGTTAAACCAGATAACGTACCACCACTATTTGATGTGTAAGTTATTAGTTCATTATCTATTAACACTGTACCTGACGATGGAAAAGATGTTGAACTAGCCATTGTTAATGACGTTACGCTTGTATTTATTGATGACGATAATGTAGATGTAAACTGACCTGCTTGTTGCCCGCCCCATGATCCAAGACTCCAACCTGTTGATGCAACCTCAACTGCTGGTCCTACTGGATAATAATGTTGAACTCTAATACTACCTGATGTCGATGCACCTGATCCAGATTCGTTAGATTCCATTTCTATTGTAAGTGTGGTGTCCGTTGGTATCGATGTCACCATAAATTTTTTATCGGTAAAATCACCAGATACAAAACCAGAGTTAGTAATAGATGTAAAATTGTCTAATAATATAATATCAAATTTATTTATATTATGTGCTGAAGAAAAAGTTAAGGTAACAGTTTTTGATCCGTTAGTTGTAGAGAATGCACTTGTTAATGTTGTTGTAGATTTGATTGGGTGTATATCATAGAATATACCACCAGAGTATGCATATAAAATTCTGTTTGTTCCTAGTATTGCATACTTAATA